TCACTAAGTTTCATTATTACCTCATCCGAAGGTTAGCTTGACGTGGAAAACCCCAGACATCAATAGCAGGGATGCGAATCATGCGTTCTTTAGTATTATTTTTATCAGGATTTACAACAGTAAGCATTACATTTTTACCTGCACGCCATGCTTTGACTTTATTATTCATTTCAGCTTCAGAACCTACATACTCAAGCCGCATAGCTTTTTGAATACGGTTACCGAAACGGTTTGGGTTTTGGTGGGTGATACCTTTTGAGACTTGTTTTTGACGCTGTCTTTTCTTAGCCATTAGTTACTCCTTGTTGAAAATATAAGTTAATATAACTTATTTTCAAGCATTAAGCAATTAAAGAGCGGCAATCATTACAGCATAGTTAGATGAGATTGTTGAATTTTGTCTTAAATCAAGAAAAGAAGAGATAAAGTGTTGAGGTTCATAGACTTGTTCACAGCTTGAACATTCAACTAAATCAAGGGGTTCAATCTTACCGTTTTGAAACCAAACCTCTTCTTCTTGAGAACAGATTGGACATTTACTTCTGGCTCTGTAAGTAGACATTCTGCACTTTTTGGTAATATAAATCCATTGAATGATCAAAAGCACCGTCAAAAGGCTGACCCTTAGCTAAAGCGCGCATACGACCTCTCCATTGATCCTTAATTCTTTGCCAACGAGACATTTTTCTGATATTACCATGATGGTTAATATACACAATCTCACCGCTATGGCGAAAAATAATCGGCAATGGAACTTTTGTCACAATATCATTGTTGTTTACAAAACGCCAATGTTTGATTCCATCATTCTTCATTTCTTTGACGAAGGCGCGATTACCTACACGGGGGGAACCGAATGTATAGAGTTCGTGTGCGTCCAACCGACTAGCACATATGGTAGCTAATGCAGCTCCTAACGAATGCCCCGTACACGTAATTTTGTACCCATCGTCAAGGTTTTGTTCAGAAATCCACTGAACTATACCATCATAGACTTTATCTATAGCTTGTGCAAACCCAAAATGAACTAAACCCTTTTCTCGTGCCTGCTTGGGCCAAGCCTTGAGATCAGCTAAAATATCTTTCAACTGTGTGGGCTCAGTTCCTCTAAATACAATGAAGATTTCATTTGCATTACTTTTGCGGCAACAAAAAGCTTGCGTGCCTTCTTTATCAAACCAAGCCCATTCATTATACCCAATATCTTGTAGTAATTTTCCAACTTCGTCTTGGTTTCTGTAAACACCAAGCGCAAAACCTGCTGCAAGTGCAGCTTTTTTATAATCTAAGTTCATGAGGGGAACTCCTTTTTATTGTGCTTTGAAGACAGCTACCTGTGATGGCACTCCTTCTATATAGTATATTTTTTCAAGTTTTGTTAACTCTTCTTTTTCAAGTGTCATAGTCGCGTGCTTAACTCCATTGGTTCCTTTATGTTCATTATCTGACTCATGCCAGTCATCATAAAGCAATACGGTCGCCCCTAGTTCAATTGCCATTTTTGTGTCAGAAATAACTGATTCATAACCATGACAGCCATCAATAAAGGCCATGTCAAACTTTGTATCTTCTAATAGGGGTTTAGCCAATTTACTATCTGAAGCAATAAAATTAAATCTATCGCCATAGCGTTCTTTGACGGTTTCTGAAGCAGGTTTTGTAGCTCCATGTTTACAAATGTCAACAGCTGTAAGTTTTACAGTTTGTTGTGGATGCCACTCTAACCACATGGAAGCTGAACAACCGATATTAAATCCTATTTCAAGAATATGATTGATGTTATAAGTTTCATAAACACCTTCAATTATATGGCGAAAGATTTCAGGGTCTTGTCCGTTGCAACCCCAAAATCCTTCTCCTGACTTGTGCGTGTTTAGTATATAATTAAGCCAACTCACTTTGATTTCATCTTTTTAAGGATAGCAGCTTGAAGTGCTGGTGGAAGCTTGCGTTGTGCTGGTGTTAGGCCATCATCTTTACGTTGCATTTTTGGCTTACCACCGTTCATCATTGGTGCTTTTTTACTCATTACTTACTCCTTTAAAAATCCAGAAACTTGGATTGTGTATTTTGCTTTAAGTCCGGCGTTCATAGATATGTGTTCATGACCTTCGTCCCATAAGAATCCTTCGCCAGCCTTCCAGTGGGTAGAATTTTGACATTCTCCTTTATCATCTTCATATTGGATAATGTGTCCTGGATCCCAATCTTCTAAATAAATATTAGCACGTACAGGTGTACGTGTGTCTTCGGGATACTCAGTCTTAATCTTATAAAAAAAGTCTCTGTGCCTTGTGACACAGTTGCCAGGAGGTTGCTTAATCGTGGAAATACTTTTTACCTCAACATCTAAAAGATCTCCTAGTTCTTTAAAATATTTATTATCATCCCACCAAAGCTGATGGATAGTAGTATTTTCGAGTACGTAAGTATCAGGCATTCCCCCATAAGGCTCATATATTTCAGGCATATCTGTTGGTTGATAGGCTATACATGTTCCTTTGTGAGCAGAATAATCTGCTAGTAAAAAGGGAGACCAATCATATTCTATATTTACTTCTTTAATCATTATTAACCTCTGTTTTATGAAAAATATTTATCATGTTGTATGCAACATTTTCTCTTGTGATAACATTAGAAAAAGACTTATTGAAATCGGTACAAAAGTCTTCTAAGTCATCTTTAAGGGGTAACTTATTATAACAACCTTTAAAAACTGAGTTGTCTTTTTGAATTAATGCATGTTTATAAACACCGTTGTCATAACAATAATACAACTTAAAGTCATCATACAAAGTATATTGAAACCTAGTTTCAAAATTTTTGTACTCTGACGGTCGCCAGTCTAAAGTGGAGAAAAATCTTACAAAACTTTCTTTATCATCAGCTACGTCTTCAGTAAGACCTCTATCTTTGCATTTAAAATGACAATATAATGTCTTATCATTAGTGTTAATTTCAAAAAAATTTGAGCCAAAGTATATACCGTCTGTAAATTGTTTTATGACTGCTATAATGTAACCTCTCTCTGACTCACAGATTACTTGACTTGTTAAAGGAATAGATGAATCATAACTAAAAATCCAATCAGGATTTTCCTCTGTTGCCGAGATCAATTTTCTTACCTTTATGGGTACCTGACTTACGCGGTAATAAACCACGTGCTACAAGGCGGGCACGATTGGTAGATCCAATTGATTTTCCCGCCTTGTGCTTACGCAATAGTTCCGAAATATTAATTTTGGGTTTTTTGCGTTGTTTTTTCATTATTCTGATTTCCAAAGGGTATACACACCATAACCGACTGCAACCCAAGCTGCGATGCCGATAAGCGGTTTAAATGCTAAGGCAATAACTCCCATAGCAATAAGAGCGATACCGTCCCAGGAAGTGCGTTCTTTTAGTCTTGACATTACCCAGTTCATCCACCAACTCCTTTCCTGTACGAACGAGTTTTTTTGGCTATCTTCTTTGGTTGTTTTACAAACTGCTTTCCAGCTTTCGAGCCTTTTCTCTTCGCACGATTTGTAGCTGCTTTTTCTCCAGACGATAAGGATGCCCAAGCAGCTTTTGGAAGGTAGCGACCACGTTTTTTACGAGGCTTTGACTGCTCCTTCTCGTTTGAATATTGCCATTCTTGTCTAGTCCAGTTAACTAAAGATTGTTGTGTTGGTTTACGAGCCATTATTAAATTCCTTAAAATGATTTTTTAATATGTGTATAACGTCGTTTGCTAAAAGTAAGTTTCCATTCAGATTCATATGGTGAGCAGAAAAATACCGTAATTGAGGATACTCATCGCTTAGTTCTGGAATTAAATAGTACTTATTATTTAACTTATAACCTTGAGTAAAATTAAAAGGGTACTCATCTGACAAATTAAAAATATGAAGTGTTTCACTGGAAATATGCTTATCCCATTCTCTAAAATCTTTTAAAGAGAGGGACTTTCTTCCCGTAAAAATACATTTATCACTTATTCTTGTATGACAAATTATGGTAAAATCTCTTGGAAGATGCATAGTTCTCTTAAAAGACTCTAACACCCACTGCTCGCTACCCATAGGGACTCCCCAACTAGTAAATTCTATATTTAAAAGTTGAGCTACAATATTAATCCAAGAAAATACCGTATTATCGCTAGTCTTAGAGCTTTTTTTTAAACCTGATAACTCAGCAAAACTATCTCCAAAAACAAATATTTTTTTCTCAGGAGATCCGAGAGCTGGAGTGATAGTATACTTAACTTTATTTATACCCGCCTCCAGCTGCTTTATATTCTCTTGCTAACATCTGCGCCTTGCGAGCGCTCCACTGACCTGGAGCTCCGCCTTTTCCCCCACGCATAATCTTATTAAAGATTCTTTTACGAAGAGTAGGTTTTGTATAAACTCCTGCCTGATTTACTTTTGATTTAGTTTTCTTTTTTGGTGCCATTAATAACTCCTTATAACTTTACCGCGAAAAGGGGTTTTGTCAGCACACCAATCTTCTGGGTGCATATTACGAGGACGTCTACCTGCTGGCTTAGACACCATCCTACCTTGTGGAGTGTAAAAAGCACACCACTCTTGATGAGGACGACGTTTTACTGAAGAACTCATGGATTTCCACATCTTTTCACCAGAAGATGATTTTGCTAATTTTCTAACTGCCATTAAAAGTCTACCTGGGTCATTTTTACAGCTGTTACAGACGCTGCTACGTTGACTTCATGAGCTGGTTCTTTTTTGATAATTGTAGCCGTATTAGAAGCCATAGTAAAAGAACCTAGATTTACAGGAGAAGCTGCTGAGTTGTCATTTATAGTAATCTTTGCTACATCACCATAACCATTAAAAATTCTTACAAATGTTGCAGAGTTTACTGTAACATTGTTTGCATAGTCAATCTCCACTTGAGGAGTAAAATATTCTGTGGCCATAATAGAACCTTTCAAAAAAAAAGAGGGTATAAATATACCCTCATTATACGTTAATAACAGTTGATGTCAAAAAGAAATTACATAATTTGCTCTAATTCTGGTATTGATTTTAAATAGTCCCTGTTCCAGAGAATATCAATATCTTGTGTAAATTGCAATAACTTTTCTTTTTTACCTAAAAAGATATTATTGTTTAAAACACTAAAAATATCCTCATTGTACCAATTAAGTTTATTATAGTATTTAAGTACTTTCTCTCTATCTTGTTTTGTTAAGTTATTTAAACCCATAAAATCAGGCTCAGTAACAAAATTTAAATTAACTTTTAAATCATGATTATGAGCAAACTCATAAATATTCGGCATATCAAATATATTATATATCTGAATTGTTACTGATAGATAATTTATATAATTTTTAGCCTTGATAAGGTTATCTGTAAATTTATTCATTTTAAAGCCATTTCTTATATACTCTCCTACGGATCCTACACCATCAAAGCTTGCATAAATAGTTTTATTAGGAAACAGTTCTAACTCTTTCAAATGGTCAACACCTTTAAAAGAAAGCACAGATAAATTAGTAGTAATTACTAAATTTATATTTTTATGAAGATTAAATTCTTTTACTTTTTTCAAAAAATAGAGATACTCATCACACATGAAAGTCTCACCACCCATTAAAGACAGAGTAATTTCTCTATCTTTACAAAAGTCAATCACCCAATCTATCTTATCAAAATAAGTCTTGTATTCTCGTGGCTCAATACCTCTAAGAGAACAGGCAGCCGGATCCTTTGACCATGCAGTACTGTAGTTAGAACTACACATGATACATTTAAAATTACATTTATCTGTTAGAGTGATAGAAATTCTATGAAGTTTATTTGAGATATCAGTGTTTTGTTGTCTAACAGAGGGCATACCAGAGTCTTCTGTCTTCCAACAGTTAATACACGAAATAGGTCTATCGCCTGCTAAGAATGACTTTTTTAACTCTTTGAGTTCCTGAGATGCTGTGTATGAACTAAAGTTTCCATTGAAAAAATCATTGTTTACGCAACAAGGTCCACAGGTATCTAAATGAGCGTATATTTCATTCCATGGTCTAAAGCAAAAATTCTTAGGCAGCTCTTTTCGTTGCAAGGTACTCTCCACTAAATTTTTCTTCTTGTTTAATAAAGTCATAGAACCCTTGTACAGCTACTTCTTTGAACTTTGCTTCAATATCAAAGTCTGCATATTCAAGCATCGGAACATGATTAGCCATCAGATACTCGTCCCAATAAGTTTCAGAGTGGGCGTTTGGTTTCATCCAATACTCTTGGATCTCTGGTGGGAACGATTGCGATTTGTGGAATAAAGGTCTAACACCTCTCCACGACTTAACCGCCTCTTTGAAGTAGTCTGAGTTTGCAGTGATGTGTACAACGTCACGCACTTTGCGGTTGACGGTTTTATCTCCGACCTTAACCTTATCTGTCTCAACCATTCTATGGCAGGCATAGTGGTGAGTGTCAAGCGTGCAGCGAATGGGGATACGTTGGGCAAGTTCAAGTGTGTGGCGGATGTCATATCCATTGGGTTTATCTTCGTTCTCGACGGATAGGCAGCCTTGGGCATAATCGGATAAGTATGGGAAGTGGGTGGCGAACCGTTTAATTCCATCTTCGTGTTTTCCTCCATATAGTCCTTGTAGGTGAATATTCATAGAAAAGTCTTGAGCTGGTAGATTCATGTACTGACCGTATAGAGCATGATATTCTAAGTCTTCAATAGACTTTTCAACTACATCAGGTTTATTAGAAGCGAGAACAGTATACTGACCAGGATGCACAGATAAACGAACTTCATGTCGTTTTGCTGCCTCTCCAGCTTGAGCCAAAATAGCTTTAATCTCCTCACGAATTTCATCATACCACTCCTTAGTAAATTCCAAAGTGTAACAAGGGAAGAGTTCAGATGAAATACGAAAAGCTCTAAGATTGCGTGGTTGATCTGGAAAATAAGTTGTAAGAATGTCCAAAAGCTTGCGACAGTTTTCGAGAGCCTTATTCTGAACCCTCTGTTTTCCATCTGCCTTAAGAGCATAGGTCTTGGTGGTTGTTCCAAAATTGTACCTCTTTGCTAGTTGTTTATCGTGAAACTGACAACATTGAGCAATGCGCCAATCAGTTTGCGTTTTGTTAAAGTATTCCATAGAGTCTCCATTGATTTTCTCTATTCTAACTAAACGCAAACCAATTAGCAAGTATTAGATAAGATTAAAACTTGATGTTAAGTCCAGCATCAAGCGAGTTTGTGTTACCAAGATCAGTCATTGATCTTTTGACTCTGACTTCCCAGGTAACTTTATCAGTGTCTTTTACGATTCCGATTCCAGCTTCATTTACGCCGTCTGTGTGATGAACTGCTGAAACATCTAAGAGTCCGAAATCTAAATTACCACCAACTGTGCCGTAGGTATAATTTTTAGAAGACTTAGCTACAGAACGAGCTGTTAGAGACGAACCTGTCTCTTCATAACCAGCAACAGTTATTTTACCGTGGGTTACACCAGCAACAGCTGACAACTTATCATTGATTGATCTATTTAACATCAAACTAATATTGGTATCTGAACCATCAGTGCTTCCTCCATTAGAGTAAGGACCAATCTTTCTAGTTACAGTGTAGTCAGTCATAGAACGCTGAATTTGTCCTCTAACTGTTCCTAAATCAAACTCTTTGCCAACACGAGCAACAAATGCTTGAGTTTTAGCTTCAGCAGAGTTATTCTCATTATCAATAGTAGTTTTCATATTAGCTAAACCACCACCAATAATGAGACCTTCTTCATTCATCTTTTCTCCACCAAAAGCAAAACCAGAAGTTTTACCTGTAAGTCCGTTATCATATTTGTGTTCAGAACGAATAACACTAGGTCCATCAAACTCAAGATTACGTGTCATAGCAGAGACCACATCTTGTGCGGAACTTATTTGGTCAATGTTACCAGTATAGGTTTCAACTGATTCTACAGCACTTACAGAGTAGGAAACTGTATCAACACAAGTTTCTGTGCCGTTTGTTGTAGTAGTTGTGCCATCAGAGTAAGTTGTGACAGTAGTTGGAGTTGTACAGGTAGTTGTAGTAGTAGGAATTGAAGTTGTTACTGTAGTAGTTTCAATAACAGTTTGTTTAGAAGTAGTTTCACTAACATCGTTAGTTATAACAGTAGTAACAGTAGCAGTACCAACTACAGCAGTTGAGGTTGTAATTGGGTCTCCATCAGCGGTCGAAACAACTGTTGGACCTCCGCCACCAATATCTGAACCAGCACCGTTACCAGAATCAGTAATAGTTCCAGCTACTGTACCAGCTACAACACCACCAATAATATCGTCAAGTGCTTGGGTATTATCTTCAACTTGGTCAGCGTTTGAAAAACCTTGTGCTAACCAATTGATGTCAGCAATAGTAATAACAGTACCTGTATAGTCTGTTCCTAAATCACCAGCATTACCAACCCACATCATAGCAGCAACTTTACCGCTGCTATCTGTAATGAGAGCTGTACCTTGATCATTTTCGATAGCGCTGATAGCACTAAAGTTAACAGTCAATCCTGATGTCATGTAGGTAGTATTAGTGCCGTCTACAACAACATTTTCAGTAGAACCGGCAGTTCCACCAATAGTAGTATCACCACCACCCATTTGTGTAATCAACGCAGCTTTTGTTGCGTTTTGTGTATTACAACAGCCAGGATTTTCAGTTGATATGAAAAGGAATCCACCATCTTTTACAAAGGCATCATATTGATCTATGGTTGTTTGGTCAAATGAATTATACCAACGTAAATCCCAGATTTGATCATAGGCTGAGATATCTGCTGGTGGATTATTTTGATCTCTTTGAAGAACAACAGTGTGTCCAGCAGCTTCAAGACGTGCTTTAACACTGTCAGGTGCGTTGTTATAATCACCAATAACAAGAGCAGTGTCTGCGTAGGCAGCACTTGTAAGCCCAATAAGCAGGGCTAGAGCTGTAAAAATGCGCTTGGGGAACATCTTTACTCTCCTTTATATGAAGATTTTTATTTTATTTTTTCTTTAAAGCGTCTGCTCCAAAGAAGGCTGAGACTAATACTGCGATAGACGCAAAGTATGTAGGTGCGATATCAGCAATTAATCCAGCTGCGGTATCTAATCCAAGTAAAGAGGTTAGGGCAATGCCAAGGGGGTACACTAAAAGACCAGCAAGGGAAAACCAAGCCATCTTACGTATAGCATCGCGCTGGGCATCAGCGTCTTCCATTTCTTTACGTTTGAACTCTAAATACATTTTATGTTCTTCTGGAGTTACTACTCCATCACCGTTTGAATCAGCAGGGTGATAGCCTTGAGGGGTTTCTTCAGCCATTACTTACTCGCTTTTGGTGCTGGTTTAGCAGCAGGTTTTGGTGCAGGAGCAGCGACAGGTTTCGGAGCTGGTTCTGCTTTAGCAACAGGTTTCGGAGCTGGTTCTGCTTTAGGAGCAGGAGCAGCTTTTACTGGCTCTGGCTTAGGCTCTGGTTTTGGGGCAGAAGCAGCTTCTGCAGCTAACATCTCAGCTTCTCCTATACCATACCCTTGACGCATTAATGCCGCTTTTGCAGCAGCATTGGGGTCTTCAGTAGGGGCTGTATTGAGAATTAAATCAATCTCTCCAAGCCCATAACCATGTTTCATAAGCCATTTACGGGCTTCATGATCAGACATTCCTTTAATTTCTTCCATTTATTTCTCCTTTAAAATGCGACTCTATCTTTTTTGTAATATCAAAAGATAAGTCCATACTTATTAAATGATTATAATTATACTCTAAGATCTCTCTA